GAAGCAGTAGGTAATTTTTCTTCTTCCTTTTTAGGACGGCCTCTTTTCTTTCCTTCTACAACAACTTCTTTCTTAACTATTTTTTCTTTAGTTGTTTTTTCTGCTGTTTTTTTATTTGTTTTTGCCATTTAAAAAATTTTTTTTATTTAAGAAAACCTATTTTATTATTTTCTTCTTTAGTTTTTATTTGTTTAGTATCATAAGTGTATATTTCTGCTAATGTTAAAGGTTGTTTACTAACAAAATTTTTATCTTTATGAATTTTCTCTAACAACTTATTAGTTTTTTCAAGAGTTAATTTATCAAATTTATATTCTGCAATTAATCTTCCGGGTCTAGTTAATGCTTCATCAATATCACTGTATTTACAATTAAAAGTACAAATTATTTGAATTTTAAGTGCGTCTCCTAATAAACCGTCTGATAAATTAAGCAAATTAGAAATTGCAGCATTTCCACCACTAGAACGCTTTTTTAATATATTTTCAGCATCTTCAATTAATAATATTGAGTTTTTATTTTTAAGCATAAACGTTATAAAGTCTGGTTCACTTAAAACTGTACTCATATCAGGAGAAATATAAATAAGCTGTTTTGTTTCTATCTTTTGAGTTAAATATCTCAAATAAGTAGTTTTACCAGTTCCGGGTAAACCAGAAAATAAAACAATGCCATTTTTTTCCTTTTTATTTAAATCTGCAATTAACTTTTCATTAATTTCTGCAAATTCATCATTATAATTTGATGAAATATCTACAATTTTTTCTGATGCTTCAAAAGGATATAAAGATAAACCATATTCATCTTTAGTAATTACATTTAACTCCCTTATTGTCTTTTTTCGTTTACGATTTCCTTTAGCTAAAACAAAGTCAATAAATTTTTGCAAATGTTCTTCAGAAGTTAATTTTGATAGGCCATTAAACATTATGCCTATTTCATCATTTTTAATATTATTAACTTCCTTATCAATTACTTCTTGATATTCTTCATCATTATCATCATTTTCTTCACTTATATTATCAATTCCAGTTACAATTAATGATATACAATATTGATCTGTTATATTAGTATATAAAATTTCAGAAATTAATTTTGATTGATTATAATCATAGTATTTATATGATTTTTTCTTTTTTATTTCTTTCCCCTCAAAAAAAATATCTATATCCTTTATTAATTCATTAAGTTTATAGTATGAAATATTTGTATGTATTACTACTTCCGGTTCTGAATTTAAATTTTTAATAAATTCAAGTTTCGACATAAATTCTTCTAAACCATCACTATATGATCTTGTATAATTGAAATTATAATTCATGCTATTAACTTATTTTTTTTTAAAATTCTACTCCTTCTTCATTAAGATTATTGCCATTATAAATATTAACCCTTGATTCTTCCATAAGGGTTTTTTTAATTTTACCATCATCTAATAAAAAAGAACTATCTACTAATATGTTCCGAAAACTTTGTTTCATATTTTCTTGCACTGTTAATACTTCCTGAACTTTCTGTTCAAGTTTTTCTATATATCCATTAAGACGCACCATTACAAAAAAGAATACCCCTATAAGGATTATATTTAAAATTATCAAAATCCATATTATTATCATCTTAACCCTAATTTATAAATTGTTGAATTATTTAGTTCTAACATTTCATCAATTACATTTATAATACCATTTTCTGATTCAAATGATTTTCTAAATGAAAGAATAATTGAATTTATTTCATTAGCTAATGACAAGTTATCCATATCATCAATAATTCTATACATTTCATCATTTATCATCAATGATTGTCTGCCAAATGTACCAGCAATTGATTCTACTAAAGTATCTAAATTGGCACTTATTTCTTTATAATAATCACCCAACACTTCATGCTGCCAACCTGAATTTGATTCTATCCAATGGTTAAATTGAATTTGATTTTGAATCCAAAAAACTTTTCCTAAAAAATCTTTGGGTACTTTATTTACTATCATTAATATTTAATTTAATTGAATTGGAAATTTCTTCCAGCTAAGTATGTAGGATTTGCCTACTATACCCAGTGTATTTATTTATTCTTTATTTCCCTCTGCACTATGTTGTAGTGGTCACCAGTCTGTTATAGTCTGATATTTAATCTTCTCTCTATAGAATAACCACTACAACTACCACCTTTTAAGATTATTCTGGAACAATAGGATTGGTTACCTACCAAGTTCATAATTAATCAGGAGGATTGGATATACCTCATGTGGTTATGCAAAGGAACAGCTGGGTTAATTTATCTCTATTATCCATGTAAAAATTGTTTTGAATTAGATGAACCATTTAATTTAGCTTGATAATTCTGTTCTTGTAATAAACTACTAGTATAAACGATTAATTCAGATACAGTAGGGTCATTTCTAAGTACATTATATTTTTCCTCTGTTATTTCAGCTTTCTTTAAAATTCCACTTTGTAAATATGTAACATATAATTTTTTCATTGCTTTTTTATTTTAATTTATTAAATAATACATTTAAATATTTAGAAACAATTATAAATTGCCTATTAAAACAAAAAATCTTCATCTAATTGATATTTTTTAGTTTTCAATTCTACTTCTGAAAACAATTCATCAAGTTCTTCATTAAATGCATTTCTCATACTGTCTTTAATATCAATCATCATATTCAATCGTTGATCGATATTTTTTTCTTTGTTAATCTCCTTAATTGATTTTTTAATAGTATCTACTGTTTGTTTATCTAGCATTGTACTCTAAATTTTAAAATATAAATTGTTTTTTCATTATTTGAATGTTCTAAAAAAATATCTTGATTATTGTATTTCGTTTTATGCTTAATAATTATTTCTTCAAAAGGATAAGATAATACAGATAAATCTTTTCCCTTTTTATAAAAGGCATAAATTTCTAAAATTAAAGGCTGGAACCACGGAAAATTTAAAGGTCGGCTTCCAAGAATATGTAAACTTTCATTGTTTACTTCATCAGTAAATACATATCTATCTTGCAATTCTTTTCTATGTTGACGGAGATTATCTTTGATTGTAAGGAATATTTTTTTCTTCGCTTCTTCATCACCAAATACATCTGATCTATCCACATAAAAATATAAGTATTCTAAATTTTTTTTCTTCTTTATAAATAGAGTTTTCAAAAATTTAAACATTAGAAAATCAATTTATTTTAAAAATAAAATAACATGATTACAAAAACAAATAAAAACGTAAAAAATTTTTTTGAAGCAATAAAAAAGACCTACAAATTAATGTAAGTCTTTTAAGGTTAGCTTTCTATCCTATTTTAGTTGCGGAGGCAGGATTCGAACCTGCGATCTTGTGATAATGCTTACTACTATAGTTTTCACTACCATTAAAATTAATGTTTGTAGTCTGGACTTTATCTTCATTTTTTAATAAAAAAAATGTTCGCCGTTAAGTCTCTACACCTTCTTAATCTTAAATTAAGTTTGGCTCGGTATTACCACGCTTTCAGGCTTCACCGAATTTGACGAATTATACTGCATTTGTTTATTTAATGCAGCAGCCCTAATAATAGACCAAGCATTTTTAAAAAATTCAGGGTTATATGTTGATTTACTATTTTTAATGTTTTTAAATTCAATAGTAAATTCTTTTTTATTATTACAAAAAATATCAGATGATATAATCCAAAAATCATTAGTATCTATAAAATGTGCTACAACAAAATCAAAATCTTTAACATAATAACTTTTAGTTTTAAAATTAACTCTATTTGTTAAAGTTCTTATATTACCAGCACAGCATAAATTTCTACTTTTAGATTTATAAACTGATTTAACTTGAATTTTTAAAAGAACATCATCAACATCTAAGATTAAGTCATATTTTAATCTATCACCTAATGGTTTAGAAACATTAAAACCATTTTTAAGACATTCTAAAATTACACTTTGTTCTGAAATATCGCCCTTTAATTTTTTGTCCATTATTAATTATTGAGCCACACGGGATGACCACTTCCCCACTCCACGATATTATGTTAGTAGCGTTGGATGGATTCGAACCACCGATTTCTAGCTAATGAAACTAGCGAGATAGACCTCTTCTCTACAACGCAATATCAATTTTATATATTGTTACAAATATATTTTTTATTTTTTAAAAAACAAAATTGAAGATAATTTTTTATTACTACCTTCAATTTTGTTTAAAATTTAGCGTATAAAAAAATTACGCTTTAGACTTAGCTGCTTTTTTAGCTTTTTTCAATTCGCTTACTTCTACACGAATTGATTGAGAAAGTCTTTTTACTTCTTGTAATAATTTTCTTAATGCAAGACCAGCAGACTGATTTCCTTTATTATAAAATTTATCGGCTGGAATCTTTAATTCTTCTACTAGAGAAACTAATTGATTTACTTTTTCCATTTTTTAATATTTATTTAAACAAATATAAATATTAAAAATTAAAAAACAAATTTAACTGTTTAAATTATTTTTCTTTTTTTGGTTCTTCATTTTGATTAGCTGCTTCAGGATTAGTTTCTTCAGAACCAAAATCAACGGGGAAACCATCTTCATCTGTAGGCAATGGTGTATCGCCATCTTCTCCATTATCTTCAATTGAAGTATCATCAGGTAATTCTTCGCCTTGATTTGCTGTTAAATCAATTGGTGAACTAAAACTATCACCAGACATTGCAGAACCACCTCCAAATCCACCAGCGCCAGAACTTGAACCACCACCATCAGCAGAATCGTTATCCATATTTCCGGGTTCATACTCTGAATCTTTTTCCCACGGTGAAACTATATTTGAAATATAATTTTTAGGTTCTTTGAAAACAGAATCTTTATCAATTATTTGATTATCATTTTTATCTTTAGCTGCTTCAATTTCATTAGTAAATCTATTTCCAACTTGATAACCATTAGCTGAAAAAAATTCTTGACCTTCTTCTTTTTTAATACTTTCAATATGATGTATATATGCAGAACTTGTTTGTGATTGCTGTTGCATATCCATAACAAAAGTATTACTAAAATTATCTTTTATTTTTTTTGATGCAGCTTTATGGTTTAATAATTTAGAAACATATTCATTTACACCTCTATTTAAAATGTTATCTTCAAAAAATAAACCATTATTATATAATTCTTTTAATTTACTAATATCTAAAACTGTTTGATAACCCTTTGAAACAAGATCGATTTTTTCAATCATATCCTTTCTTTCTTTATACAATTCTTTGATTCTAGCACTTAATTCTTTTTTAGAAACTTTAACAGAAGTACTTAATGCATCTGAATAAGAGAAAAAATATCTAATTAAATTAGAAAGCAATTCAGATGGTAAATTGGAAATTTTTTCAATAAAACCATCTAAATCAGTATAATTTTGAAGTGCAGTAAAAAATTTTCTTATTTGTTTTTTAACTGTTTCTTCCAATTTATCTTTTTCAACTAATTCTTTTTTAGTAAAGAATTTATTGCATAATATTTTTAATTTTTGTTCTTTCAAAAGTTCAGCCCATTTATCCGGCTGTTCATGCATAGAATTATCAACAGTTTGCAAGAACCAATCCCATAATTCGGTATCAATTTCCGTATTATCATCTATTTCTTGACTACCAATATCTTTCATAAAATTATTGATATTCATAGTAAATAATTCATTTAAAGATTTTTTTTGTTTTTTATTTTTAGTTAAATGAATTTTTTCATCTACAAATTTATCAATTTCTTCTTGTAATAAGATATTAAAAGTTTTAAATTCTTTCATTTTGATTATTTTCTTAATTTATCAAACATTTCACTTTCAGCTTTTTTACAACCACTTTGATATGCTTTAAGTGCATTTTGATTATTTTTAAATGATTGTTCTTTTTGTAAAGAAGCCTGTAATGTTTTATATATTTCCATTCTTCCAGCAGAAGTAGGATTTTTTAAGTTTCTAATAAATGCATTTAAATATGCGATAGTATTAGTATAACCTAATTGTTGAATTTCTTGAACTGAAACTTGTGAAGTTGGTTGCTTAGTTCTTCTAACAGGAATATCAAAATCTTCTAAAGATTCCATTAAATTTCTTTTATTAGAATATCCTTCCATATCATTTTTTAATTGATTTCTAATATCAGTTTCTATATTCCCTGTAGATTTAACATGTCCACCACTCCAAGAATCTTTGTGGCCTAAAGAAGTATTTGCAAATGCTTCTTCACCTATTAATGTTTTGGCACGTTCAATTGATTCTTTCATTGAAGTACCTACATTTCCACCAGCATTTATATATTTTTCAACGTGTTCTGGATTCAAAGGGCTTAAACCTTGCATTTGCATATCAAGTCTTTGTTTCTTTGTTAAATTAAAAAGATTTGCCATTATTTAAAATTTCTTTTTTTATTCTTTAAATATAAGTTTTTTAATATTTAACAACAAAAAAAGGCTAGGAAAATTCCTAACCTTTTAAGTTTAAATTTTAGTTAATGAAGTCAAATAAACATTAACTAATTCTTTTTAGAAGAAATTAAAGTTCATTCCAATAACCTAATTTCTTAGCAGTGCGAGTAGTGTAGTGTTTTCTTGCACCATCGTTATATGCTTTTGCAGCGGCTACAGCATCTTCAAGTAAGAAACAACCTAAATGAAAACGTTCTCCATTTTTTTGAATACGGCTACGTAAACGTACACCCCAACCACTTTGAGTTCTATAAGTATTTACAGATACACCACGATAAGTAATGCCCAATGATTCTTTGTTAGGGCGTTTTCCCAATTTTTTGTTTGTTTTCTTTGTTAATTTGTTTGTCATAATTGTTTATTTATAAATCAAAAATAAGCGGCTTTTTTTAAAAAAACAATTTTTTTAAAAAAAATTTTTAAAGTTTTATGTATTAATTTTTATTTTAATTTACCCCAATTGGTGCCATATTCATACTTCACCCTTCCAATTAATCCATTTATATCTGCTTCCATAATTGTGTTTATTGTTTCAAATATATCAGTGTCATTTATTAATTTATCTTCCAATTGTAATAATATAGAATCATGATTTTGAAGAATTATTTTATTTTTTTTCAAATTAACCTTTCTCTTTTCTAATATATCTATAATCAATCTTATTTTAATATAAAGAAAATCTGAAGCGGTAGATGAAATATAGTTATTTAATAAAGCATGGCGTTTTTCAACTCTAATAAATCTTCCAAAGTAATTTTTAAGTAAATGATTTTTTACATTAAAATTTTCATTAGTAATTTTTTCTGTCAAACATTTGATAGCTTTAATAATCCAATGGTGTTCAATTTTTAATTTTAAAAAATCCCTTATTTGCTCCATTTCACTTTTCTTTATTTCATCTTTATCTTCATCATTACAAAAATCATCAATAATTGAATCAATTATCTTATCTAAATTCATTCCATATATTAAAGAGTAATTAATTTTTTTGCCTAACACTCTGTATGAATCCTTATTTTCTAATATAAATTCTTCACCAAATAAATATTTTACAATATCAATGTGAGGGTCTAATTCAGTAGTAATAGGAATGTTAGATAATAAACATAGAATATCAAACTCAAAACTTTTATAATCAAATTCTATTAAAGTACAATTTTTGTCTGCATTTAATATAATTCTTTGATCTTTATTTAAAGTTTGTAATGATTGATTTTTATTTAAATTGACTGGATAAATACGTCCTGTTACAGTATCACTTCCATTATATTCATACTGAACCATTCCATTTTGTATAGGAAATTCTAAATCTTTGAATTTATTGAAATTTATGTTCTTGATTTTAATATTTGAAAAATAATTTTCAACGATAAAAATATTTTCGTAAAAATTATTGTATTTATTCAAATTATTAATACCTAGTACATGACTGCTTATATAATGAGTAGTATTAGTATCAATTGATTTATAAGTACGCAAAAAATAAAAATAAACTACTAACCACTTATAGTATTCATTAAAATCATCAACCTTATAATCAAAAAACTTAAAATAATCAAGGAAGCTATTAAAATTAAATGATTTATCAACTAAACCTTGTTCTTTTAAATTTAACTTTATATCATTATAAGCTATGAAATTAATTTTACTATCCGGTAGTAATTCCTCAATGGTAGTTATTTTTTTATTTAAAACAAAAGAAAAGTAATTAAAATCTATTGTATATATGTTTTTCCCATCGAATAAATACTGAATATTGTTTTTTGTATTATTTATTTTAAAAATATCACCATTTATTTCCTGTAACTGTTCTTGTTTATAAACATTAATCCTTTTATATTCTTTAATTGGCAATAAAATATTTTCAAAAATAAATTCTTTTAAATTGGAGTAGTATAAATTTAAATCATTCAATTCATCAGGACTATAGTACCAATAAACGTTTTCAGCTATTTTATGATCTGAAAATATCGCTGCCGTTTCAAATAAATATGCAGCTAATTCAAATCCATCTACTATTATATTATTGTCTTTATTAAATTCACCATTTATAAAAGATTCACTATCAATAACTTCTAATATCAAAGGACAAGAAGTAGTATTTATTATTTTAATATTATCAGATACCAATGTAATAGCAAATAAATTCATGGTGGCAATTTAAGTAAAAAAAATATGAATATTTAAAAATTAAACACTTATTTTAAATGTATCTTGATATTACAGAAGCAGAATTACAGCAAATATATGAGGAAATTTTAACATTATTAGGTGCATATTCTATTGATGTTGATATTGAAAAAAGGGAAGTATTAGTTGTATTAAGAAGGGCTTTATTAGAATTTGAAAAAGAAACTTCACTTTGGCAATTAAGAAACCAATTTGGCAATGTTTATGGTTTACCTGCTGGACTTATTATGTCTAATCAAATAGCTACATTTAATATGAATTTAGTAACTCAAATTACAGATTGGGTTGCTAGTATGCAAAGATTAGGTGGTAAAATACCGTGGAAAAAAGATTATGTTACTTTAGAACCCGGTAGACAAATTTACAATTTGGCAACTGAATCATCTAAACCATACCCTCCCGGTTCAAGAAGAATACATAGAGTTTTATGGTGTGCTACTCCTGAATTATTCGATGGTTATCATTTTAATGGTAGATTAGATAATATTCAAGGAGATGATATTTTATATTCTTCTGCATGGAATTTTACTAATGCAGGTCTTAATTATGGTTCAAATCCATTAACATTTTTAGGTTATGGATTTGATACAATTATGATGTTACAATCAATTGAAACTAGAAGAAAAATATTATTTTCTGAATTTTTTCATAATTTATCTGGTGATATTTTAGAATTATTACCTATGCCCGGTAGTAGATCATTATCTGTTAGGCCCGGAACTAGAGTATTTTATTATTATTGGGATGAAGCAGAAGTAATTGCAGCTAATAAAGTTATAAATGATACTGTTAATTCTTCAGTTAATTCAGAATTAAATATAATAGAAGGTGGCGGTTTAACTGGTTTACCTCCAAAAGACAAACCATTAATTGCTAATCCTCTTGATATGAAAATTGATGTTGTTCCGTGGTCTATGTTATCGCCGTGGGCTAAACAATTTGTATTTGAAATAACTTTTGCTCGTTGTAAATATATACAAGGCTCAAAATTAAGAGCAATTAAAAGAAATTTTTCAACTGGTGAAATGGAATTTGATATTGAATTTGATTATCAATCATTTTTAGATGAAGCAAGTAATGAAATTCAACAAATAAGGGATGAATTAAAAGCTACATTAGAAGCGTTGAATTTAGCTAATTTATATCAAGATAAATCTACTATGATAGATGCTGCAAAAAATGCAAATAGAATGCAACCTAGACTTTGGAATTTAATGTAATTTTTTTGTTAATAATTAAAAAAATGAATTTAATAAATAAAATTTTATTAGAAAGCAAAGAAATAAATGCTTTAACTGTATTTCATGGAACTTGTAAAAAAAAATGCTGAATATTTATTATTAAATGGATGGCAACCTAGAAGTGGTGAATATGGTAGTAATATGGGTCAATCTAAATATTTATATGTAACAACAGGTGCAGAAGATGCACTTTGGTATGCTGAAGAAAAAGGATGTAATACTATATTAATAATTGAAAATTTACCTTTGGAATATTTAAAACCAGACCCGGAAGATGAAGCTGGATATACAATGAAGGAATTATTAAATACGATAATAGAAAAACCAAATTTTCCTAGAAAATTTGTAATAATAAAACCATTAGATAAACATTATTTTAAACTATACAATATATAATGGCAAGATTAGGTCATCAAGGAAGCAATAAAGAAACAGATCATGGTAGACTTTACTGGAAAGATAATAAAACTATTGATTTTTTAAAAGAAAAAAGTAGAACGGTATTAGAAGAATATCAAGATATTTCATTGCTATATTTTCAAATTGATTGGGCTAAATCGCAAAGAAATTTTTATGGAGAAATGAAATTTAAAAAATTTGTTAATCCATTAGGAGTTCAAGTAAAAGGTGCTATTAAAATGAATCAAGGTGATGAACAACAAAATCAAGGTATTCCTAGTAAAATAATGAAATTAACATTTAGTTGTTATACAGAACAATTGAAAGAATTAGGAATTGAACCTAATTTTGGAGATTATTTTGCTTATGGACAAAGATTATATCAAATATATGATAAAACAATAAAAGATTATGGCCCCGGTAATGTTAATGGTAATAGAGAAAGAATGCGTATAGATTATTTATGCATTCAAGAAGATGATGAAACAATACAAAAAAATGCATGGGGTGATAATCTTGGTTTAGATATACAAATCAGAGGTAATGGTTCAATAGAAAATTTATAATAAAAAAACAATGATACTTTATACAGGAAGAACAGTTAAATCAACTGAATTTGATTACAATTATGTTGGATTAGAAAATGCAATAGATCAAGAAGGGCCGGGGTTTTATTTTTCAACAAGTATTAATACAGCTTTTGGATATGCTGGCAATGATGGTATTGTAATTATTGCTGATGTAGATACTACAAAATTTTTAACCAAAAAAAACAAACCAAAATTAAGTGATATTAAGAAATTAATATTAGCTGCGCCCGATTTAGAAGATACATTAACTAATTTTGCAGAAGATTATAATAAAGCATTAAAAATTGCTATACAATCATATATAGAATATTATGATTCTGCTTTAGATTCTTATCAAACTATATGGCATGATTTTTACAGATATGAACCAGTTAAATACTTAGAACAATTAATTAAACTTGGTTATAATGGTCATTTCGGTGAATTATTTGAAAAATCTAATTTTGTTGAAGAATCGCAACATGTAGTAGTTTATAATAATAAAGTAATAAAAGTTTTAGATGTAAAATATTCAAAAGGAATAAATGAATCTAAAAATGCAATCAATAAAATTCTAAAAGAATCTGAAGAAATTGTTAATGAAATTGCTGTTCATGGATTAGGATATGGACTTATTCATGAAATAGGTGATGGTTCTGGTAAATCATTTGATTTTAATCTAACGCAACACTCTAATGTATATGCAAAATATGAGTTTGAAACAGATCAAAATACAGAATACAAAGTTGCATTTGTAAATGATAAATTAGATAATAAAAATAATCAAGATATTTGGGAATTATCTTTTGGAAATGTTAAAGATGCGTATGGTCATAAAGCTATGAGTACTGAAACAGATACAAATAAAGGTGAGCAATACAAAGTTATGGCTACAATTATTAATATTGTTAAAGATTTTATAAAAAGATACAAAAATATTGATGGTATTAGATTTCATGGAACTGATGATAGACGAAATAATATGTATGCAAAATATGTGTCAAATCATATGGGTTCTAATTGGGAGGTAGGAATCGATAAAGAAGGTAATTTTATATTATCGCCAAAAGAAGTATCTATACTAGAAGAATCTTATAAAATGATAAAAGAATTAATTAAAAAATCTAAAATAAAAAAGGGAGTAAATTAAATACTCCCTTTTTTTATTATTGCTCTAAAATTTTCCTTTCTACATCTAAATTTCTGTTAATTGCATTTTCTTCATTAAACTTTTCTGGATAACGTGATTTTAATTTATCAATATTTAGTTGAAGAATACTTTCAATATTAAAATTTAATGTTTCGCATAATTGTAAAATTAATTGATTTAAATGATTAAAAAAACCAAATTGTTTATTAGCATCATATGGTTTTTTATAAGCAAATAATTTTTTATCTAAATCTTGTAATTCTCCAATACACACTAAAATATCTTCTACAATTTCTTTAGCATCTTTTACAATTACACGTTTATATAAATCAGTAGTCAAAGATAATTTATGTAATGTGGCATAATTGGCTACATACCACATTAAATCACCAATTTCTTCTTTTACATTCACTACATCAAAATTAGAACTTGATAGTGGTTTTAATAATTCAGCAGATACTTCAGTATTCATACCAACTGTCATATGAATACTATCATGAACTAATTCACCTAGATTAGCCATAGTTCTTGTGGCTTCTTTTTGATAAATTTCTATTTTCATATTTACTTTAGTTAAATTAAGAATTTTTCAATAAATGATTTTTCTTTCGAAAAAATAGGTGGTTGTATATCAATCACCCATTGATTTTTATTTTGTTTTTTCGGTTCAGAAAATTTGTTTAAAATTATTTTTTCAATTAATTCTTGTTTAATAACAACCGGAAATTCTACTTTATAAAAACAAATTCCATTTGCATATTTTGTACCAATAAATTGTTTTATTGATTCTTGTTGCTTAAAAATAAAATTATTTTCCACTTCAAAATATGGTAAATTATATACAGCTACACTAAAATAAGCAGGTTCGTAATTATCATATTTTAATTGTTTACTTAAATAATTATTGAATTGATAAGTAAATTTAGAAGATATTGTACTTGTTATCTTTTGAATATCTCCTTTAAAATATTGCTCCTGTTCTTGTTTTTGATCATCCCTCAATAAAAATAAAACTTCATCTTTTTGATAAAATGCAAAAACAATATTTCCTACTTCTTCACATATATTTCTAATTGTTAAAGCAAAAGCAGAAGCTATATCAATATCTAAACTTTTATTTTCTAATAATAAATTATTCGTAAATTTATCATAATGTCTAAGGTTTACTTTAACAATTGCTGGTTGTTTGGGCATTAATTGATTTTTAGTTACTTTTTCATACCCAAACATTCTTTCTCCTAAATTTATTTTTTTAATTTTCTGTTTCATACATTATATAATTTATTTTTTGTTCTAATGTAAAAATTAAAACATTAAAACGAAAAAACAAAATTTAACCCCTTAGTTTGATAAGGGAGCCTTAATAGCTTCTTCTGATTTATAATTTTCTAGTACTATATCTTCAAATGTAAATTCTTCTAATGAAGAATAATTTTCTTTTGCAAATTTAATTGTAGGTAAATCATAACCATCTTTACTTAACTGTTCTATACATTGAGAATAATGATTGTTGTAAATATGTGTATCGCCTCCAACAAACATTAATTCTTCAGGAATCATGTTTACTACTTTAGCAATCATAGTTAATAACAATCCATATGAAGCAATATTAAATGGTAACCCTAAAAAGGTATCTACACTTCTTTGATTCCATTGCAAAGAAATAGCCCGTTTTGGAATGTTATGAGAATCTAAAAATTTTTCTTCAGGAATCATAACATAGTCAGAATGTTTTTTAGAATAAAAATCTATTCTTTCTTGAAGTGTTAATTTCCTTGTCCACACTTGAAATGAATAATGACAAGGTGGTAAAGTCATTTCATCTATTTCACTAACATTCCATGCACTAACAATCATTCTACGATCATCTGGATTATTTTTCAATCTTTCGATAATATCTTTTATTTGATCATAATGAGATACTTTTTTCTTAGAATTATAATTTGTCCAATTACGCCATTGCTTGCCATATACAGGCCCTAAATCGCCAAATTTTAAAGTAAAAAATCTATCAAATTTTTCTCCTTTTATTTTATTTACAAACGTTTCTAAACTATGTGGTTTGCCATTTCCACCTATGAATCCGTATATTGAAAACTCTTGTAAAATTTTTTCATTTCCGGGTTTACATGCATTTTCAATTGTTTGGCAATATTTTTTATATGCATCGCCATTCCAAATGTTAACATTATTATCAACTAAGTATTTAATGTTAGTATCACCACGAAGAAACCATATAAGTTCATGCACAATGCCTTTCCAATAAACCTTTTTAGTAGTTAATATAGGAAAACCATCATTCATTTTATGTTTTAATGAAGTGCCAAATATAGAGGTAGTTCCCGTACCTGTTCGATCTTCCTTTTTATAACCAACATTCAGAATTTCTCGTAATAATTCTTGATACTTTCTGTCTAAATTATTCATATTTTGATTTTTTTAATACATTTTTAGTGGCTTCTATAACCATCTTCGTTCAAATGTAAATGGTAAAAATGAAGAATCCAAAATAACGGCTGAAAACTTTTTTTTTAATAAAACCGTACACAAATATGGAGAGATAATAAGATTATTATTATTTCTTTTTTTAAAAGATTAATATTTACTTTACAGTATGAAAGAAATGGATAAAGAATTAATAGAATTAATTAAGAGAAATGATTTCAAAACAATTAAGAAAAAGCTAAAACCATTAGGAAGTAAGTATGTAAAAAATTTTTTAGAACCTTATATTGAAAATAAATTTGGTATAGACTACCACAAAAATTTGTATTCAATAGTTCGTTATGTAAACAAATTTAACAAAAAACAATCTGAATTATTTTTAGAACATATTAAAGGTAATTTACAGTATGATGAAAAAAATTGGAATAAAAACATTTATAAATTTGATATACTTATACCAGAAAGCATAGCCTTATTAATTGAAAATTCAATATTAGATGCAAAAATAAATGATGGTGAATTATACAATTTTCTTATAAATAATAGAAGCGGAATTTATTGTATTATTTTAAAAATATATAAATTCTGGTTTTCTAATAAGAACCAAAATGATATTGAAGTAAAAAAATTGTATGAAAATAATTTTGAAATTGATAATTTTTTTGTGCGTATTTCAAGGGAGGAATTTAAAAAATATTCTGAAAATTATATCAAAATACTAAATTATTTAGATGCTATTAAGGTTGTGTTTACTGATCACTTCCATAGACCTACAGTTTTAAATAAAGAAAAAAATATTTTTAAACCCGGTATTTGTAAGGGATATAGACTTAATCCATTGTTAGTTAATATTCAAAAAAATGCAGAAAATAAATTTTTCATTATAAGAATAAACAACAAAAAATCTGTAATCAGCCTGTATCATGATTATATTTCACAAAAAGAAGTGTTAATCAACAAAGATGATAGTGAAGAATATTTTAGTGATGAAGAAAATTTATATTATCTTAAAAATTATAGCAATAGACCTAAAAGGATAGGTATTTCAGATGATTGTAAAGAATTGATTAAAAAGTATAATGATAACTTAATAGTTACGCCTATAGAGGAAATGTTTGATTATGTTGATAAGCATTACAGTGAACTTATAGATCAAGGCATAAAAAGAAATAAATTAAATCTTATTGAAAAAATATACGATTATCTTAATTTTTTTGAATTAAGGTACGATGATGCAGATGAAGATAAATTTAAAAATTTCAATTATTTTCTTGATCGAACTGGAAGGTTTTATACATTTTTTAATCATTGTCCGAAGGAAATTATTACTGAAATGTTTAAAATAAAAAATTCAAAAGGTAATGTTGAAAAACTTGTTGAAATAGATATGAGGTCGTGTCATTTGAATATGCTTGCCTTATTATTCAATAAAAATGTTTTAAAGAATTTTAGTATTAGAAATTTCGTAGGCCCTGAATTATTAAATTGGTTTGAAAGAAAATTAGAAAAAATACCAATTGAACAATTGAATGCTTTTAAAAATTTATGTTCAAGTTCAGATTATTATCAAAAAATGGCTAATCTAATTAATGAAAAATCTGAAATAAAATATGATATTGATTCAATAAAGAAGATGAATATGTATTTCTTATATGGAAATAATATTTATAATCCTATTGTAACAATTTTTAAATTTTATTTTCCATTTGTTATTGATTTTTTAAATGAAGTAAAGAAAAATTTTCATTCTCAAAGTAAACTAAGTTACTTATTAATGAGACTAGAAAGTTATTTTTTTATTGATAAAGGAATAGCAAGTGTTTTGAAAGAAGGAATAACTGTATTACCTAAACATGATTGTTATTATGTAGCAGTAAGTGATGCCCAAAAAGTACGAAATATATTGACAAATATTTATTTGGAACTTACAGAAGGTGATATTAATTATATCCCTAGTTATGATAGAGAAACAAGCCGTATTAAAAGTTTATTCAGCAAAACAATAATTGATAAAAAGATAGTATCAAGAAATGTTCAGTTAAAAAAATTCATTAACAAAACAAGAGAAGAAAGAATTAAAAATAATTTATATACAAATATATATTACAAAGAGTTTAATGATTTTTTGTTAAATTCTGGCATCAAAAAATTAAAAGTAGACAGAAAATTGAATGTAGATAAATTTAAAAAGATATTAGATAGATTAGTAAAATTATCTGCTGATGACAATTGTATTAAATTTTTTGAATACTTATATGATATATATGAAAGCAAGAATTATGAAAAATTTGTTAAAGAAAACAAAAAATACAATTTTACATTTTTAAAATTTGTTATAGCAGAATATATATCTGAAGATATTAAAAACAAAACAATTCAGCAACCTATATTTATTTCGAAACAAAAAATTTCAAACACTAAAATTATCACTCCTTATGAGTTTTATTTAAAGAAAACGAATGAAAGTAGTGGATTAAAAGATAGACAGGTGCAACAAAATTATCTTTTATATTAAAAAAAATGTAGCATAATATTTATTTTTCTTGTTAAAAGTAAATATATTACACTCTAATTTAAGAACAAAAAAAATATGGAATATTCAAAATATCAATTGGACGTTTTTAATTTTATTAAAAATGAGAAAGGAAATTGTGTTATTTCTGCTGTTGCTGGTAGTGGTAAAACTACTACAATTGTAGAATCATTAAAGATAATTCCCAAAACAAAAAGTATATTGTTTTTAGCTTTCAATAAAGCTATTGTTGAAGAATTGAAAGATAGAGTTCCTTTCAATGTAAAGGTTAGAACATTTCATAGTTTAGGTAATTCTTATATTTTGAATACTTATCCAAATATGAAAATGGATGGCTATAAGTTTTATAAATATTCTGAAAAGTTATTGGAGCCGTATGTTAAAATGAATTATCCTAGAAAACAACATTCAGCAGTTTTAACAGAATATAGAGACTTGATTAATGTATTTAGAAATAATGCTCTTTATATTCCTAAAGAATTAACATCATCTAAAATTGATGATGTATTATCCAATATTTATAAAATACAAAGTAATAATTTTGACTTTGAATATATTGGTTCTGAAGATGATTATATAAGGGCAATTAAAATGTTGAATGAAATGAATGAAGATCGAGAAAGATTTGATTTCAATGATATGGTTTACTTGCCAGTAATAAATCAGGATATAAAGAATAATATTATTTCTTATGATTATGTTTTGGTTGATGAATGTCAAGATTTGAATATTACTCAACAATCATTTTTAGATAGTATTGTTAAAGAAAAAACAGGTAGATTTATTGCTGTAGGTGATGAAAGGCAAGCAATTTATGGCTTTGCTGGTGCTGATATTCATAGTTTTAAAAATCTTACCAATAAAGAAAATACTATTACTTTACCATTATCTTTTTGCTATAGATGTGGAAAAAATATGATTAAATACGCACAAGGATTTGTTAAACAAATTGAAGCCGTTGAAACTAAAGGTGATGGTATTATTCGTGATGGCAAAATAGAAGAAGTTCAAACAGGTGATATTGTTCTTTCAAGAGTTAATAAAAATCTTATTAGTTTATTTTTCTCCTTATTAAAAGAAAATAAAAAGAGTTTCATTAAGGGTAAAGATATTGGCGAAAATCTTATTAGAATGATAACCAAATCTAATGCAAAAAACTTAAAAGAATTTGAAAAATATGTTGGTGAAGAAGTTAAGAAATTACGTTTAAAGTTAGAAACAAAAATAGGTAGAATTATTGATGAAGAAACTTTTATTAATTCTAGCGAATATCAACATTTAATTGAAAAAGTGGATTGTATCAAAACATTGAATCAACATTATGAAAAACAATTAAAAACTTTTCAGGATTTAAAGGATAAAATAAGTTTGATTTTCATGGATGAAGGTGATGGTATAATGCTTTCTACTGTTCATAAAGCAAAAGGGCTTGAAAATAGTCGCGTTTTTATTTTAGATGCATTTATGTTCCCCGCTACATTTGCTAAAGAAAAATGGGAAAAAATTCAAGAACAAAATCTTTACTATGTGGCAATTACAAGAGCAAAAGACGAATTAGTGTTTATACATGAAAATTTTGAAAGGAAAATTTATAGATACTTACTTTTAAACGATTTTGATTCAATTGAAAAATTAGTTAAAAAGAAAAAAATGGATATTGATGAACTTTATTTTATGGAAGATGTAAGTAAATATACTTTTGATTTTTCTATGGAAAACAAAGAAAAAGTTTATTCATACTATTCTATTCCCGGATATATTACTTTTAAAGAACTAATTAATAAAAATAAAAAAATATTAAATGGAAGAACAACAGGAGCCAATAGCACACTTTAATTTTTCATCTAGTTTAAGTAATGAATTAGGTTGGCAAGAAGTGCAAACAAAAACAACAATTGTTACTCGTTTATTTAATCAAGGGCATATTAATTTTCATGAGGCAACTATTCTATTAAAGGAATTTGTTATCATGGAAAAACAAAATGAAAAAGAAAACTATTGGTTTAAATATCCTTATACATATCCTTTCCAGCCTTATAATGATGGTAAATATAATCATTGGGAACATTGTTCTTGTAATCCTAAAAATGGTGGAAGTGGAGTATGTAATTGCACGTTAAATCAACCATTTACATTTTCAAGAGATCATTTTTCAAATAATAATGAAAATGAAAATAACAAGTAATTTTTTAAAAGCAAATACAGTAACACCTTCTGGTATTTATTATACTGAAGAGTGTTTAAAAAAAATGTGTAATCAAATACAAGATATAATTGATAAAAATGGTGTTGCTTTAGGAGAAATAAAACATGAAATTAATCAATGTTATCCAGTTGAACTTAAAAATGTTACACATTTAATTGAAAATGTTTATTATGATAAAGTAAAAGGAATATCAATTGATGTAAAATTTACTAAAGATTATTTGGAATATTTTAAAGATAAGTTAGCAATTACTCCCCGTGGTACTGCTTCTTATAAAATTGATGAAAGCGGGAACAAAATTATAGATCAAATGGATATTGTTTCGTTTGATTTAACACGTAAAATAGATTAATGTATGTATTATCGTTCGATTTATCATCTACTACTGTAGGTTATTCAATTTTTAATAAAGAAAGTAAAGAGTTAATAAAACTGGATTATTTCAAATATTCAGATTGCGAAGATTTATTAGGCAAAGGGAAACATTTAGAAATTACAATTGAAAAAATTCTAAGTGATTTCCCTTTAGTCAATGAATTTGTGATTGAAGAAAGATTAAAGAAGTTTCAGCATGGGAAAAGCAGTGCTGATAATATATTAGTTTTAGCGCAGTTAAATTATATTTGTCAATATTTGATGAAGTATAAATTCCAATTAAAAATTACTGAAATTAATGTTTTGAAAGCGCGTGGATTAGTGTTTCCAGAAATTTTTAAAATCACTAAGTCTTTAAAAATTAAACAAAAAGATTTCGTTTTTGAAAGGGTATTAACTATATTAGATAATAATTTATTTCCTAAAAAAATTATAAGTAGAGGGAAAAATAAAGGTGAAGAAGTATTTTTAGAGGAAGCAAAAGATATGGCTGATAGTTGGTTAATTGGTCAAGCATATTTTAGATTGAGTGAAGAACCTAAATTTATAAAAAAGAAAAAAACAAAGTAATAATATGGTAAGTATTAAAGAAGTTTCATTAGAATATTTAATGCCTAATTTGGGTGTTCCTAAATTTACTTATAATCAAGTCAAATTTAATTGCCCTAAGTGTGATAAAGGTAATAAATACAATCTTGAAATAAGTACTGATACTTTAATATTCAACTGCTGGTCTTGTCATTATTCAGGGTATATTACTAAGATACTTCGTGAGTATGCAAAAAATGATTCATGGAAATTAATATCTGAATTTAGAGATTCATATAAGCAGAAAATTAGTGGTAAAGTTACTAATTCTCATTTAAAATTGCCGGATAGTATTGTTCCTTTTTACTTCAAGAAAGAAGTAGAAGATTATTTAGTTAATATTAGGAAAATAGATAAAGAAGTATTAAAAGATCGGAAAGTAAGCTATGTTTATTCTGAAGAAGAACCTTTATATAATCACATAATATTTCCTTATTATGATATTACTGGAACAATTTTAACAGGATATTCAGTTCAAAATTTTGAAACTAAAAAATATAAGAATTTTGGTAAGCAAATTTTTGTTCCATACATACAATTTATTAATCCTAATTATCCTATTTGTTTAACTGAAGGGGGATATGATAGTCTTTCTTTACCAAATGCTATACCATTATTAGGTACTGGTGTTCCTAAAGCTGTTTTAGAATTTTTAACTAATAAAAATGTAATATTAGCATTGGATAATACAGTAGAGGAACAATATAAGCAACAAATAGTAGATGCATTAAAGCATTATAGTGTTAATTTCATTCATATTTTTAATACTGGTGAGTATAAAGATTTAAATGAATTTAGACAAAAAGATCGAGAAAGTTTGATAAAAAAATACAAATTAGTAGTTGAAACAATTATGGAAAATTCTGAAAAATTTACATCCTATGCAGCGTAAGCGATATATAGTAATGGAATGGGATGATAGACTATTTACTAAAATAACATCCTATAATCCATTTAGAGTTGATGATATAAGTGAATTTATGAATGATGAAGTTGGAATTGGTCAATTTAAAGGAGATATAATTATTATAGACACGTTTGAAAACAAAATTATAGATAATCATACTTGTGAGTGGAAAGTATTAGAAGAATTTTAAAATAAAAAAAAATATACATGCAAACAAAAAAGATTTTAGCAATTGGAGATATTCACATTTTTAGGTCTAAAAGATTCGATGAACACCAAAATTTATTTAATAAATTTTATAAAGTAATTGATGAAGAAAAACCTGATTTGGTAGTAATACCGGGTGATGTTATTGATAGTAAAGTCAATATTTCTCCCGAACAAGTTATTTTATTACAAGATTTACTTATTAATATAACTAACAAAGTTCCAGTAATTCAAATCTTAGGTAACCATGATTTAAATTTACAAAACATTGAAAGAAAGGATTTAATTTCTGCTGTTGTTGGTTCATTACAAGGTCAAACAAAAAATCCAATACATTTTTATCCGCATTCTGGAATTTATGCAGCATATGGTATAAATTGGGCTGTATGGTCATGTCTTGACAATCAATTGAACCCATATACCATTGAAAACATTGAGACTAATCCATCTGGTGAAAATTATACAATTGGATTATTTCATGGTGCAGTGGGTGGTTGTTTATCTGATACTGGAATGGAATTAAAAGATGGAATTGATATAACTGAATTTGAAAATTGTGATATTTGTATTTTATCCGATATTCACAAACGCCAATCATTTAGAAATAATGAAATAAATTATACTGGTAATTTTATTCAAGTAAAAGAAAATGAGGTTCCACATGGAACATATTTAGTTTATGAATGGAATGAAGAATTAAATAAACATTTTCCTACGGTTAAAAATATAGATAATGAATTTTCTACGTTGGTTTATGAAATAACTGATATAAATGAACTTCCAGAATTTGAAAAAATTTATGAAGATCAAACTATTAAATTAGCTTATAATCAAGATGTAATTAGTAAAGCTGATGTTTTAGAATACAAAAAGAAACTTCAAAAGATTTATAATAATAAAATTGATTATAAACCAATTGTTCCACAACGTAAAAAATTGAATACTGATAGTATTACAATAGAAGGAAATGGTGAAGAATTGATTAAATCTTTTAAGACTTTATTAAAGGATTATTTAGAATCACAAAAAAGTAATATCAAATTTTTAAAAGATATTAATGAAGATTATCAGCTAATATTAGATATTGATAAAATTTTTGGAGGTGATTTAAGTGCTGATAAAACATTTGAAGCAGGTGATTTTTATTTTGAAAAAGTAATTATTAATAATCTATTTTCTTTTGGCCCTGAAGATACTGAAATAGATATTTTTAGTGTAGATGGTATTAATGGTATTAATGGTGAAAACCGTGCTGGTAAAAGTAAAATATTTGCTTCTCTTATGTTTGCTTTATATGGAAGTATGCCTAAATCAATTTCTTCCAGTAAAAATGTAATTAATAAAGATAATAGAGATAAACCAGCCTATGTTAAAGTTATAGCAGTTAAAAATGGTAAAAGATATTGTGTTAAAAGAACTATTGAACCAGTTTCACCTAAAAACGAAAAAGTGTCTTATGTTTTAGAATTTGATGAAATTGATGAAAATAATAATTCTATTCAAAATTTAAGGGATGAAAAAAGACAAGAGACAGAAAAGATAATTAGTAGATATTTTGGTACTGAAGAAACTTTTGAATTACTTTCAATGTTTTCTGCCCAAAAGAAACAAATTGAATTTATTGATTGTTCAAATTCTTTGCGTCTTGAATATATTAATAAATTTATGGGTTTGCAGGAATTTGAGTTAAAACATAAAGAGGCCAGTGAAGAATTTAAAACTCAAAATAAAGTATATCAAGAATTAATTAAAGATTTCAATGATAAATTAAATATAGAAGATTTAGAAAATGAAATTGAGGAAAGGCGAAATAGAATAATTGGAATAGAAAACAGTAATAAAGATTTAGATAAAGCATTAGCTGGTTTAGATGAAGAATTGTCAATTTTAAATTATGAATATCAAAAACATAAAATTATTGCTGAAACTAAGTACGATGATGTAGATTTTATTAATTATAAAATTGAGCAGCAAAACAAAAAAATAGCTGATATTAATGCTTCTAGGGATAATAAACATTTAGAAATTAAAGTAATTGAAGATAAAAAAACGCATTTAGATTTAAAAATTGAATCAAAAAAAGATTTAATTAAGGAAAATTTACAGCGGATAGAAGATTTAAAAATTGTTGGGAAGCAATATAAGATCGAATTTCAGACAGCCGTTAATTCAGACGAAGAAAAAGAAGTATTGTTTGATTTAGTTGATATGTACAAAAAGGATATAATGAATTTCAATAAAGAAGTTGCTATCCTTGAATCTGAAATTAGTGCAAAAGAAAAACAATTAAGAATTGACATTTGTAATAATTGTGGCAAAGAATTTAGTGAAAAAGATAAAGATAACACTCGTAAACAAATTAAAATAAATCAAGATAAAGTTATTTCTATCAACACTAAAATTAATGATCTGATGGAAAAAGAAAGCCATTTGAAGCAATTAAGTAAAAAGTGTAAAGATGTTATTAATGATATTAATAAAGTAATTTCTGAAAATAAATCGTTGGAAATTGAAATAAGTAAATTTGAAACTGAAAAATCTAATTTTGATTTTGAAATTCAAAAAATAGAAAATAAATATCTAAGCATAGATAATGAAGTTGCTAAGATACAGATGGGTATTATTGATTTAGAAAAACAGATTGATGAAACTAATAGAATTGTAAAATCAATTAAAGAGGCTAGTGAAAAAATGGAAGCTATTCGCATTACTAAACTTCCGTTGGAAAATGAAAAGCAAATTTATAAAAAGCAAATTGATGATAACAACATTTTGTTAGGTGAATTTAGGCAAAAAATCAAACAATTAATTAAAGAGGTTGATGATTATAAGAAAAAATATGATGTTATTAAAGATAAAGAAGAAGAAATAAGATTGCTTTCTTTATATCGAGAAGTTATTGCAAAAGATGGATTACCATTATTCATTTTAAAGCAGCGTATTGGTGCTATTAATAATGAGATTAATACTATTATTAACCAAATATTTGATTTTGATTTGAGATTTACTGTTAATGAAGAAACTGGTGAATTGAAAATTGAATTTATTTATGATGAAGATAAAGATAAAAGTGATGTTTCGTTAGCATCTGGTTCTGAAACTTTTATTATAAATTTATGTATAAGAGTTGGTTTAAGTCAAATTTCAGAAATACCTAAATGTCTTTCATTAAATGTAGATGAAGGATTTGGAACATTGGATAGTAAAAATATAGATAAAATTCCTTTATTATTTAGTACACTATTGAACTATTATAAGAATATTATTTTAGTGTCTCATTTAGATGTGATGAAAGAAATTTATACTTGTCAAATAAATGTAACCAAAGATAAGTACACCAAAATTTCTTAAAAAATAGGCAAAAAATTAATTTAAACCCTCTTTCTTTTTAAAAAAGATTGAGGGTTTATTTTTTGTAATATTTAAAAAAAAACAACATTTAATTTTGATGGCTAATAAAGAAAATAAGGAAATTAAAGACCCGATTATTATTCTTGAAACATCTTTGTATTTTGAAAGAGGTAAAATCTTTGAAGAATATGAATCTGTTGATGATGGTGTATTGATACAAGAACATTTTATTCCTAAAAATCAATTTGTTAAATTGAATGAACAATTAAGTCCGGCTGATGAAAAAAGAGTTAAAGACTTAATCAGGGCGCAATTGAAGTATTTTTTTTGGCAATTATATACAAAACAATCTTTTATGTTAGGAAATATTTAATAATATAATGAAAAAAATATATTTGGGTAAATTTGCAAAATATTTGGAAAGTTTGTACGAAGGCTTACAAGTCACTTCAATAAAAAAAAGTGAAAGCTATTCTGATGCTTATGAAATTTATTTTAGTTATGAAGGTGAGTTAAGGTTAAGAATTTTAAATTCATTAGAAGATCAAGTTGAAACTTCTCTTGGTGAATATTTATATGATATTTCAGTTGAACTAGATAGTGAAGCAAGAGTAAAAAATGAAAATAGTTCCTTATCATATGGCATTATTAGTTTAGGCTTTAATGATAAAAAAGTTAAAATTTTTGAAGCTGAAGGGTTTGAAGATAAAAATGAATCAATATTTGCTAAAAAATTTAATCATTTTATCAGTCATTTATGGAAAAATAATATTGAAAAAATGATTGTTAAAAAGATATACAAATACAAAAGATTAATTGTTAAAGACCCGGCAAAAGGTAAAGAATATTTGAATGACCTTTATTTAAACAATAAGGATTTAATTGATTCTAATGCTTCTTTAGAGTTTAAAGATGAATTAAGTAAACTTATAAATGATTATAAGGGAGAAGAACAATTAAATGAATTGCAGGATGGCACTAAATATTTTAATAAAAAAACTAAAAAATTATATTCAGATGCTAATTACTTTGGTGAATCTATTAATAATAATAAAATGAATAATAAAAATTTAGAGTTAATTAAAAGAATTGATAATTTCTTTTATATTGCAGAAAATGAAAGTGCTTTGAATAATTGGGAAGATTATAAAAAAAGTATTTTAAAAGAATCTAACATTAAAACATGGGAAGAATATGCTGAAGTTTCTTCTTTAAATGAAGAAATTAAAACAGCTACGGGATTGTTTAGATTACATAATTTAATGCCTAGAGCAGAACTTTTTTTACAAAAAGAAAATTATTTATACAGACCTACAAAAGATTATTGTTATAAAGTAGGTTTAATTTTTAATCCTTATGCTGACAAAGAAGGTAATATTTTCTTTGACGATGAAAACGTTGCTAAACAATATGCAGATAGTTCAAGAGGTAAATATGAGTATATTGGCAAAGAAAATATAAATGAATCAGTACAACTTAATGAGGATAATGATACTGAATATGTAAATGTTAGAATTTCATCTACTAGAGGTAAAATTTCTAAATTAATAGGCAGTAAGATTATAGAAGAATTAAGGGATGGTTTTGATATTGAAAAAGGTCAAATAAAAATTAAACCAGTTGAAAGTGTAATATTAGTTAGTAAATTGCCTTTAGCTGATTTGGTGCCTTTAAACAAAAGTATGCAAGCAATTAATCCAGCATTAGATACTAAAATGATTGGTTTTTATTCTGGTGATAAATATTTTAATGCTGAAAAAGGTGAGTATGCAGATTTACATGAAGATGAAAGTTTAAAAGATAAAAAATTCGATAAAGTTATGGGTGAATTTGGTGATGGTAAATTAAAAACTGGTTCTGGTAAAAAAGTTACTAATCAAAAGCAAGCTATTGCAATAGCGTATTCTGAAAGTGGGAAAGATAAAATGAACGAATGTGATTGTAATGATGATGTTGCAAAAGAAGCTAAAAATGCTCATATTGAACCTTATGAAGATTGGAAAGAATTAAAAGATACTGAAGTTTTAAACGAAGAAACTACTACTGCTGATATAGCTATACCTGCTTTACCTGTAATGCCAGTAGTTAAAAGAATAGATGAAGCAACCTTTGAAACTTCTTATAAAAATGAAATTAATGATTTAGTTTCAGATGGTAGTTTTGAAAAAAAATTATTAAACTTTGACCCTTATAAGAATGCTAGTAATGTAGTTAAAGGAAGCAAGACAGAAATTAAAAAGAAATTTGATTGTTTATTTGAAAAGTATTCTATTAAAGATCATAATTTAAAAGAGAAGAAAATTGACAAGTTTTCTGTTTTAATTGAGAATGATTATAAAGAATCAAAAATTGTTTCCTTTGGAAAAAAAGATTTTGCTAAATACATTTTTGAAAATAAAAATGTAAAAAATTATATTAAAGAAGGAAAATTTGATTATTTTAGATACATGAATAATCAAACTCATGGTTCAACGCATTCTTTGATTAGAGAATATTTTGAAGCTAAATTATCAAAATAATAATCAAACATTATTCAAAACATTATAAATTAATCATTTTTATTTAATACACTATTTAAAATATTAAAATTGCACATAAAAGAAATGAAATTTCCTAAAAGCATAAATTTTTCTAACGTTAACGTAAAAAAAATATTCGAACCTACATCAAAAGAATATAAAGCATTATTGGCTTTAAATGATGAAGGTGAATGGAAAGATTATATAAATGAGATGCTAACTTTAGGCATTTCAGTTGTTTATGATGCAAGTGGTGACTTTTTTATAGTTAAACCAGTAGCTTTCAAAGAAAATAACAATAAAATGTATTCAAAAGGTAAAAAATTAAATTTAAGCGATTTTCAGTTCTTAAATGAAGATTTCGATAAAAAATATCTTTTACATGATGATGATGAAGAAACGGAAAATTTATCAGACAATAATGTAGATATTGAAACATCAGTTAATGATTTAATACATTTAGATGATCAAGATGTAGAATTAGCTACTCCTGAAACAGCAGAAGAATTAGTTCCATCTGATGATATTCCACAACAACCTACTTCAACATTGACTGTTCAAGATATTGAAAATATAGTTAAGCAATTTTTAACAGGTCAACAATCTACATCTGATAAACAAACTTCTGTTCCAGATACTTTAGCTACAGGCGAAGCATCTACAGTTAATCAAGACGTAGAAGGTGATTTGGATGTATTGGAATCTGAATTTGCAGAAAATCAATCTAAAATTAATGTTGTTGAAAATAAAATAGAAAATGATGAAAGTTATTTAGATATTTTAAATGGCGATTATATTGGTGAAACTGAATCAATTGAAATACCGTTAGCAGCAGAAGGTAGTCAAGTAATGGAGCCTACTTCTGCTATTAATGACAATTTATCGACTGTAGGTTCTGAATTTGATATTTATGAACAACCAGATGAAGAAGAAGAACCTGAAATTATTAAGGAAGGCCCTGAAGATGAATTAGATATTGTTGAGCCAGTTGATTATGAAGATGGTGATTTAGATTTAGTTGAACCAGAAATTGAACCTGAAGTAGTTCCTAATAACTCAATTATTAATGTTGGCGGTACTCCTATAAAAATTCAAATAACTGGATGGCTAATTACAATGCCAGAAGTTAATACATTAGTTGAAGCTGTTAAAAAGAATAAAGCTAAATTAAGAAAACTTGAATCTAATAACGATAAAGAATTATTTTTGTATATTGAGTGCAATAATAAAATTTATAAAATAAGATATGAAGATAGACCTAAAGTTGAATTATCACGTCCGTGGTCTATTAAAGGTAAAAAGTTTGCCTCTATAAATGAGGCTATATCTATGGTAAGAAATAGAAAACTTGTAAATGATAAAGAAAAATATTTTAAAGATTTAATTGCTACAGATAAAGATTTAAGTTCAAGAACATTATCAAATTTAAAAGAAGCAAATATTTTTGAAGATTTTAGAAACGATAAAAATAGTGTAAATTATGTACCAGGATGGAATATTAAGCATGTAGGTGCTTTAGATTTAAAAAAAGGTTTAAACGAAGTTTTCAGTAATATAACACAACATAATAGTAAAGATAAAAATACATTATTTAAAACAAAAGATGGTAAATATTTTTTAATAAAAGGAAATTTAGGTGAAGCCAGCCAAAAAGGTGAAAAGAGACAATTAGTAGATTTAGAAGGGAAAAAAGAATATGGTATAGGACAAGTAGTAGGATTGTATGAAAACACATATAAAGGTTTAGGACAAGTTATGTATAAAATTCAAAGAACATCGATACCCTTATTAGTTTGGAAAAGAAAATAAAAAAAAAAGAAAATAAAAATTTAAAAGGCTGTTTTTCAGCCTTTTTTTATTATTTAAAAAATAAATTTAGCTAAATGTTTAAAAAAATTACAGATTTCTATGATAAAAATAAAAGTAAAATTAATATAGTTGTAATTGTATTTTTGATTTTATTGTCTATAATTGGCATAAGAGGTTGTATTAATAATAATATAGTTGCAAAAAATTTAAAAATTGCTAATGATTCTCTTAATATGAAAATATTGGAATATGTAGATGAAAATAATAATATTCATGCACGAGTAAGAGAATTAGAATTGTCTAAAAATGAATTAAATTCATTAAATGAAAACTTAAAAAACCATTATATTAATAAAATTGATTCTTTAGCTAAAGTACTTAATGTAAAAAATAAAGAAATTCAAAATTATATAATAATTATTGCAAAATCTACTGGCACTGGTAAAGGAAGAATAGATACAATCTATCAACCATCTAAAGCAAATGGAATTGATACAAGTTATAAGTTCAATTCTAATGATGGTTTTTTAGTTTATAATGGTATCTTGAATAAAGGAGGTTTAACATATGATTATGAATATACAATGTTATTAAATGCAGTAAGAATTTCTAAAAATAAAGGATTTTTAGGTTTAAATAAAGAATATTATTGGGATATATCTACAAATAATAAAAATGCTAAGATAATTGGATTAGAACAATTTTCTCAAACACCAGTAAGTAAGTTAAAAAGATTTTCAATGGTTGTAGGGCCTTCAGTTGGCTTAACCAATAATTTTAATTTTGGTTTTCAACCAATAACGGTGACTATAGGTTTAAAAATTGTTGATTTTTAATCAAAAAGCTAGTATTTAAACTAGCTTTTTTTATTCTGTTTAAAATATATCTGATATATAAAGTATTATAAAAAAGGTTATTTTAATAATGAAATTAACAAAGGAATATTTATTGTCTTTAGAAAATAATCAAAAATTAAAAGAGCAAGAAATTTTTAAGGAATTTTATAATTGTAAAACTAATCCTAGATATTGTATTGAAACTTATTTCTCTGTAGTTGCTGGTGCTAATAGAGTTCCATTTAAATTATTCCCTCACCAAATAAAAACGTTAGATGCTTATGAAAAGTATCAAAACGTTATAACTATGAAAACAAGACAGATGGGTTTCACTACCTTTACTGGTGCTTGGATAGCATGGAATATGATGACAAAAAATAATTTCCATGTATTAATTATTTCTAAAAGATTGGATGATACTAAAAAATTTATTGCTGAAATAAAGGCTATAATTGATGAAGTAATAAAGGAATATCCGTGGTTATGTAGAGGTTATGTAGAGGGGCATAATAATAAAACATATTTTAAATTAGAAAAAACTAATTCTACTCTTACAGGCCAATCAACTACAGATGATGCAGGTCGTGGATTTTCTGCTATTAATGCATTAGTGATTGATGAGGTGGCGTTTATTGATCGTAAAAGCCCTGAAAAGATGAATGAAATTGTTGCGGCGGCAGGTATTGCTTTGACTACTGTAAGAGGTAAAATGATTGCAATTTCTACTCCAAAAGGTCAATCAGGATGGTATTATGACACATATAACAATGCTGATAAAAAAGGTTTTAGAATAGTTAATGCTCACTGGACTGAACATCCTAACTACAAAAAAGGAACTTATAAATGGATTAAAGACCCTAATAAACCAGCAGGAGGATATATTAAATTTTTAGATCAATCATGGCCTGATCAAGTATTCGATGTTGCTACAGGTATGTATATTGAATTAAAAAAGGATGAATATCAATTTGTGTTAGATGGTAAAATTAGAAGTCCGTGGTATGATTTTGAATCAAGAAGATTAGGGCCTGAAAGAACAAGATGTGAATTAGATTGTTCTTTTATGGGAACAGGTGGTGAGGTTCTTGATGCTGATACTTTAAGAGAATTACAACTATTTTTAGAAAATTCAGCATATAAAGAATTTTCTAATCCTTTTGCTCATATTAATGGAATTTATAGAGAATATAAAGAATATATAGAACCTGTTGTGGGAAGGAGATATGTTTTATCTGCTGACGTTGCTACTGGTGACGGTTCAGATTATTCAGCTTTTACTATTATTGATGTTGAAACATTAGATATATGTGGAACTTTTAAGGCACAATTAATACCTGATGCTTTTGGTAAACTTATATATATGGTTGGTAAAAGATTTGGTTTTTGTCCTGTAATTGTGGAAAATGCTGGTGGTGGTGGTACTACTTTACAGACATTAAAACAAGATGGTTATCCAAATATATACTATTCTATATTAAGAAAAAATGACCCTTCAACTGGTATGAAGAAAAGAAAAATAGGTTTATGGCCTTCTGAAGAAGTAAGATGGCAAGGTGGAGATAGATTAGAACAGGTAATTAGATTATTTCAACTAAAAATACATTGTAAAGATATTTTAACTGAATTAAATACTTGGATTTGGGATAAAGATGGTAAACGCCGCCACGCTCCTGAAAAAAATGATGACTTAATTATGGCTGCTCAACATGGAATTTATTATATTTATTATGTTATTAAAAGAGCGGATAGAAATCGTGAATTACAAGCATTAGTTTCCAGCGTTAAAAGAAATGGCGTTTCTATTAAAAAAATTGAATCTACAAATAATTATTCTGGATTAGGTGGCATGATAACAAATGTTGAAGAAACTAATAGTACAAATAAATTTTTATATAAATATCGTGATAATTATGCCAATTTTAATGTAGATAAAGAAAGTGGTATGAATTTGCAACGTAGAGGTATGATACTTTAAAACTATAATATTTAAAAAAAAAGTTTGATTATTAAAAATATATCATAAATGAATTTTAAGTCTATTTTAGAAAAGATTTTTGAGAAGATTAAAAATACTAGCGATAAACAAGCTAGAGAAAAGGCATATAATTATTTGGAGGAATCTATTTCTAAAAATTACATATATAAGCATCAGTTTGAATTATTAAAGTTTTTAGAAGAAAATAAAGGTAAAATTAAAAATTCAGCTAAACTTCAAGATTTAATTGATAAAGTAAATGGTAAAAATTACAAATTCATAAAAGAGAATAAAAACATTAATAGTTTAAAGGTGTGGCAAGAAAATAAAAAATTGCTTGAATACTTTAATATTAATCCAAATGAAATTATTCCTAGTGTTTTGGATAAAGCTATTGACATTAATGCTGATAAAAAATTGAATGAGTATGCTATTAAATCGTATATTGGTAAAGTAAGAAAAGTTAATCCATTAAATGAAATATACAAAACTTTAGTTAAAAATAAATCAGTTAAGGAATTAAATAAAGCTATGAAAAAAGTTAGAATTATAGCTGAAAAATTAAGTGGAAAAGATCAAGTTTTTGTATATGAAAGTTTATCTAAATTAAGAGAATTAAAAGAAAGTAATTTTGATGAAACAGTTAAAAAATTATATAAATTACATTTACTAACTGAAAATTTATTAAAAGAATTTCAGACAGAAATACCTAATGAAAATTTAGAAGTTTCTGAAGAACCTGAAAATAATATTGCTTAATTAATGAAATTAAATTTTCCAGATTTTTTATTGGAGAAGGAAATACATGTACCTGAATTAGTCGTAAAAGGTAGTTCAATAAAAAGAATATTGGAAGAATATTCTGTAAATTATTTAAAAGAAAATAGTAATAAAATGTTAAATAAAAAAATTTTAAAAGAAGATGTAACACCAGATTCGGAAAAAAGACAACAGTTAATGAGTTTAACTGTTGGTGTTGAAGAAGCTGTTTTAAAACTTTATAAATTTGCCGTAACAGATCAAAATGTAGATAATTCATTGGTTTCAGTTATTAATAAATTAAAATCACATGTAAGTAAATTTGTTAATGCTATTGATGCTAGAGAAACTAAAGAAGAAGAAGTAGAAGAACAAAAAATTGATTTAAATCAACCTTCTGAAGAAAATAGGAAAGATTTTATTGAAAGCGAAGAAGTTGAAGATTCTGAATATTCTGAAGAAGGGAAAGAAGTAATAAATGAAAATAAAAATCTTAATCTGAAAGAAAATAAGATTTGGAAGGTTTCAGTAGATATTTCTGATGAAGTTAAAGGATTGATAGAATGTTATGGAACTAATGGTTTTAAATCTAAAAAAACTAAACAAAGTTTAAAAAAATTAACTGAATCTTTAAAATCTAACTTAGATTTATTAAAAGAAAATATTGGTCAACAAGAAACTGCATTATTTGAAGAATTTGTAGATGATATTGGTGCATCTGATTCCGAAGGAGAATTTGAAGCAAATTATTCAAGAATGACTGAATGGGCTAATAAGGGTAAAAAAATCTATATTAATATTGATTAAATGGAAAAAAAAATAAAATATTATATAAAATTGCTTGAAAAATATTCTTCTAAAAAAGTTTTTTTAAAAGAAGCTGATGAAGCAACAAAAAATCAGGCAGTTAATAATTTGCAATTTATTAAAACATCTATTGGTAATGTTTTAAGTAAAATTGAAGAATTACAAGATATACCTATTTTAACTAAAGAAAGGAATATTACTTTAAATAAAATTTCTAGTTCATTAGGTAAGATTGATCAAGAAATTGATGGTTTAATTGAAGAAATAACCGCTACAAGAACTTCGGAACAAGAAAAACCATTAGATGAAGATGTTTCTATGTCAACTGATGATATTATAAGAAATCCACAAGTTGTTAAAAAATTATCTGACAATAAAGTTGATATAAAAGTTAAAGATAAAAATATGAAAAGTAGTAGTTCATCTGCATATGGATAATTTAGCAACGTTGAATTTTTAATTCAACTTGATACATTTAAAAAAAAAATTATTTCAAAAATTAAAACCATTAGAAATTTATTTCTAGTGGTTTTTTTTATTTTTAATATTTAAAAGTTAAATAAAATTTTTGTAATAAAAATGAATCAACATAATAAAAGAAAAGAAAGACAGGTATTGCTTGAAAATAGTAAAAAGTCTTATGGTGAATATTTATTAGAAGTGGATGGTGGTGAAAGCATGATTGAAAAAGCTAAAAAAAATCCTGATATTCCAATTTATTTAGTTGGTATTATTCAAAAAGGCGATACTCCTAATAGAAATGGTAGAATTTATCCATTCTCAATTTTAAAAAAAGAATGTGATAGGTATATGAATGAAGAAATAAAAGACGGTCAATCTTATGGTGAATTAGATCATCCAGCAGAATCAACAGTACCAGAATTGAAAAATGCAGCTATGACACTGGAAGATATTTGGTATAAAGGGCTTGAAGTATGGGGTAGAGTAAAATTATTAAATGCTTATATGCCTGAAGTTGCTCCCGGTAAACTTGCTCGTGGTATTATTTTAAATGGGAAAACTATAGGTATATCAAGTAGGGCATTAGGTTCTGTTTATCAAGATCAAACTGGATATGATGTTGTTGAAGATGATTTGGAATTGATTTGTTGGGATTTAGTAAGTCGCCCTTCTACTTACGATGCTAATTTAAGAATAACTGAAAGTAAATCTAATAAAGGTAAAATTAATACTAATATTTTAACTGAATCAAAATGTTTTGGTGGCAATTGTAATATAAAAACTTCAAAACAAATTATTAAAGGTAAAAAAATTGAAGCATTAACTGAATCTGAAAAAATTTATTTGGATATTTTAGGTATTGAAAAATTTTTACAGATAAAAAATAAATTATAATAAAATGGAAAATAAAAATAAAACTATTTCTTTAAAAGAAAACACTGTGTCTAGTGCTATTCAAAAAGCAGAAAGAGAAATTAGATTTGCTATGAAAAAAGGCGATTTAGTTGCTGCTAGAAAATTAAAAATGAAATTAAAAAGTGATTTAGAATCAGCAGGATATAATTGGAAACAAGACCCTTACGCTGTTGATTTAATTCAAGAAGCAGCTAAAATTAAAGAAAAATCAAAAGCAACACCAAAAAAACAAAATTCTAGTAAAAAAACTATTGAAGAAAGAAAAATAGCTATTTTAACCAAAAAAATTGAAGAAGCAACTGGTAAAAAAGTTATTTTTAAAGAAGCTGGATATTCTGGACAATTACAAAAAAGAATTGATACTATTAATGCTTCTGAACAAGGATTAGGGGGTAGTGGTTTTACTATTAAACCTAGTATTGACGGAGCAGGTGCCAATATATTTTTAACAAATCCAAAGGGAGAAGGTGGAATTAGTTTATTTCGCGGTAGTGTTAAAGAGGCAGATATTTTTGTTCAAGGTATGTTTTCTGCTTTAAGAATAAAAAATGGTTTTGTAAAATAAAATTATTGAAAGAAAGTAAAATATATATTTTAACTAAAAAACTTAAAAGAATCATCAATTTGATGGTTCTTTTTTTTTATCATATTTAAAGAAATAAATAATAATTAAGATGAAAAATAAGGTAGATAAAAAAATCTTAAAGGAAGAAGAAGGCTTATCTACTCCAAAGCCAATTAATAGATATACTGAAAGTGATATTGAAAGTACTATTAAGGGTGTATTGGAGAAAGAGTTTAAAGACTTCACTTTAAAAACTTATCAACATCAAGGAGAAACAGAATATATCAATTTAATTATTTGTTCAGAAATTGAAGATTTGAATAAAGATTTAGAGTTAAAAAGATATGTTATTTCTAGGACTATTTCTGAATTTAGAAGATCATTTTTAACAGAATTAAGCAAGTATTTGAATGTTGTTAATGTTAATTGTGGTAGTTACAGTTTTGTAAAAGGAACTGATAAAATTACTTTCACTGTTACTATATTATTAAGTGATAATAATATTAGCGATTGGGTTAGTGGAAATAGAAAAAAAGTTGAATCTAATAAAGAATTTGTAAAAAAATCAAAAAATACAATGAAAAATAGTGTTACTGAAATAAAAGCTATTAGAAATGTTTTGACAAATTTATACGAATCAGTTTTGAAAGAAGGTAAAGTAACTAAATCATTCGAAACTAAGAAAGATGAATTTGAAATTAAAGAAAGTTTAGCTAAAAAAGGATTAAAAGCATCTGTTGAAAAAGCAGGAGTTGTAAGAGTTACTTACAATGATAAAAAGTATAATGAAGATGAAATTAAAAAATTAATGGAATCTAAAGAAATGCAAAATGTTAAAGTAATTCTTGAAAGCATATACAAACAAATTTTAACAGAAGCTAGACCTAAAAAAAAAATTGAAGTGGAGCCAGAAGTTGAAAGTGAACCACAACAAAAAATAGATACTAAAAGTGAGCGTAAACTTCAAAAAGCTATTAGAGAATATGCTGCTTTATCTAATGAAATTGAAGAATTAGAAGAACAACATAGAAAGTTTATGCAAAAAAGAAATGACAAACAGACAAAATTAGAAGAAGTAATTTATTCAACAATGAAGTCTGTTAACATGAATTTATATATAGTAGATGAAATTGTTGCTAAATTAAGTGCTGAATTTGAAAGAGAAAATACAAAGTATGCTAAAATGTTTGAAGAACTTTTGACTAAAGTAAATGATGATACTAAAAAAGTTATTCACAAATTAAAGAAAAAATATACTTCTACAACTACTGTATATAGTAGATTGGATGTTCAACCACCTGCTTATCCTAGAGGCAAAGGTAAGAGAAATGAATCTTTAATTAAAGAAAGTTTTGTTAGTTGGTTTAAAGATGTGTTTTCTATTCTAAAAGGTTATTTATCAAGTTTAACTGCTAGTAGAAAAAAATTACAAGAATTAGCACATGAAGTTAATTTGATATAAAAAAGCAAAAAAATAAATACTATAATATTTAAAAAAGTAAATTTATACAATACATTTTAATTTAAATTAAAATAAATATTAAATGGCAATAAAAAATAAAAAAACTTCTTTAAAAGAACAATCTGTAGAAAACAGATTAAGAGAAAAACTTAAAGAAAGTTATAATAATTTTCTTAAAGAAGAAGATGAAGATTTAGACTTGTCTGATGAAGATATTGATTCTGATGAAGATTTAGATTTTGGTTCAGATGAATTTGGTGGTGATGAAGGCGGTGAAGATGCTGGATTAGAAGATGATTTTTCTGATGAATTAGAGAATCCTGAAGAAGAAGAATTAACTCCTTCACAAGAAGAATTTTTTGATGATCAAATTGATTTATTATTAGAACCTAATGTAGAACAACCTGAATTAGAAGAAACTGAAGAATTTTTAGGTGAGGCTGAAGGTGATAATGATGAATTTGCTGAAGATTCTTTTGATTTTGAAGATGAAGATGGTTTTGGTGATGAAGAAGATGTTGATATTGAATCTGATTCTGATGATTTAGATGGATTTAACGATTCTTTAGAAGATGAAATGTCTGATGATTCTGCAATTGATGATGAAGAATTACAAGCTATAATTGATGCTCCTAATACTTACGAAATGTTGGGTGATGTTTTAAGAGATGAAGCAATTGATGCATTCCCTTCTGATGAAGAATTATCTGATGACATTGATAGCGAAGTTGAATTAGAAGATGAATTAGATGAAGCATGGGATTTATATGATCAAACAGGAAACCATGATCAAGTTGGCTCTATGAAAAGAGTAGTTAATGAAGCAAATAAAAATACTAAACAAACAACAATGAAAAAAGCACAACCAGCTAAAAAACAAAAAGTTGCTGCTAAAAATGCTTCTTTAAAAGAAGAAATTAAATTAACTCCTGAATTAAAGCAATTAGACTTTGACGAAGAAGATAGTGATTTGGAAAGTTCTTATGATAAAGTTTCAAAACCTGAAGGCAAAGAAGGTAAAGTTGAACATGGTAAAGGTTTAACTCAAAACATGAAAGCGCAGGAAATGAAAAAAGAATCTATTGAAAAATCAAAGATGTTAGTTAAAGCAGCTAAACATATCAATAATTTGGCTAAAAAAGTTAAAGAATTACAACTTGAAAATTATCGTTTAATTAAAGCTAATGGCATTTTGTCTGCTGCTGCTGATAAATTAGATAAAGAATCAAGAAAGAAAATTTCTGAAAGTTTTGATAAATGCAATAGCACTAAACAAGTTGATCAATTATATGGACAAATTGTAAATACAATTAAGCAAAAAAGTAGACCATCTTTAAATGAATCAGTTAATAAAGTAAAATCTTCTGTAACAACTACTAATATTTTAAAAGAAGGTAAAGAAGAAAAATTATCTTTAGCACAACAAAGGAAGAATTTATTAATGGGCTTATCTACTGAAGATGATGTTTATATGAATTTTTAAAAATCACCATATTTAAAATTAAAATTAAAAACACAATAAATTGTATAACGTTAAATTTCAAATAAATGAAATTGTTAAAAGAAAACATAGAAAATAAAAATTTGGGAAGGCTTATCGAACAAGACGAGAAAGCTAAACGTCAAGTTTTAGTAGAAGCATGGACTGGTACTGGTTATTTATTTGGTTTAAAAGGTCGTGATGCTGCTAATATGGCGGTATTAATGGAAAACCAAAAGAAACAAATTTTAAAAGAAAACACAAGTACTGCTGATATGGCTGTATTTGATACTATTGCAATTCCTATGATTCGTAGACAGAATGCATTAATGGTTTCTCCTAATTTAATTTCTGTTCAACCTTTATCTTACCCTAACGGTTTAGCATTCTATATGGATTATAAAGTATCTTCAACTAAAAAACCTTTAAGAAGTGATTATTTAGAAAATGATCTTTCTGGTGGTCAAGCTGATGATATGAAAGGTAACCAATTCCAAAGCGTATCTGGTTATGATCAATTCTACGACAATGCAAATTACGATCTTTCTAAAGGTAAAGTAATTGCTCGTGGTTGGAATGGTACTAACTTCGATAACTCCGCTTCTGGTGGTCAAAACGATACTGCAAATGCCGCTGCATTATCTGCTGTTGCTGATTTGACTGATGCTAATAACAACGCTCAATTCGCTATTGTAGAATTTGATCTTTCTACAATCGGTGGTATTGGAATGGATGAAGCTGCTTCTATTATGATTTATGATGCTGCTGGTGGTGCTTTAGCTGGTAGAGATTTCTACTTCCAAAGAGTTCCACAAAATTACACTGATGATATTATGTCATCTGGACGTAATGCTAATCCTTTTGCTCCAAATAACACTACTTCTACTTTGGGTAGACCCGGTGGCCCTGGCGCTCCTAACCAAAAGTTAAGAGTTAAAATTATTCCTACTCGTTCTGATGTTGGTACATTACAGTTAAGATTAGGTTTCCGTCAATACTTAAATTTAGAATTATATCCTGCATTCAGTTCTGAATTAAAAATGGATATTGTGAGTGTTGATATTAAAACTCAAATCCATAAATTGAAAACTGCTTGGACTGTTGAATTAGCGCAAGACCTTATGGCTTACTATGCAATTGATGCTGAAGCTGAATTAAGTCAATTGTTAGCAGAACAAATTGCTGGTGAGAAAGATAGAATGATTATTCGTGAGTTAATTACCTTAGCTGGTCACTTAGAATTATGGCAAGCCGATTTCTATGACGCTGTTGACCCTAATCCTGCAAATACTGTATTCCGTGGAACTGAAGCTGGTTATAACCAAACTTTAATCTACAAAATCAATAATATTGATGCTAAAATTAGAAAATCAACTAAACAAGGTGGTGCTAACTGGATTGTAATTTCTGCTGAAGGTGCTGCAAAAATCGCTAACTTAGATACTTTCAAAGGTTTTGATGTTGACGAAAATGGTACTAAATTCGCTATGGGTGTAGAAAGAATTGGTACACTTGAAAGAAAATATCAAGTTTATGTTGACCCTAATTTACCCGGTCATATCTGCTTAGTAGGTAGAAAAGGTACTTCTTTCTTTGACACTGGATATGTATATTGCCCATATATTGAGTATATCTTATCTCCAACTGTTATCGAAGATCAGGACTTTAACCCACGTAAAATGATCAGTTCTCGTTTCGGTACTAAAATGTTAAACAACCGTTTCTATGGTGTAGTTTATATGCAAGGTATTAAAACTTTCGAAGCTGTTCAACCTGCTTTAGTAAACAATGCTTAATATTGAAAGTAGAATTTAAAAATAAAAAAGGGCTAGATTATTTCTAGCCCTTTTGTTGTTTTATAAACGTTCTTTCTATTTCTTCACTATTTAAAAATTAAAATCTAATTATTTAACAATTATTATATAAGACAAGAAATGGCAACAAAAATAACTGATGTTTCAAGAGTTCCATATCAATCATCTGGTGTGTATTTTCGTGAAGTTGACTTGACTGTAGTTTCTCGTGCCACTGGTGGTTTTTCTGCTGCCTTGATTGGTTTAACAGAGAAAGGCCCAGCTTTCGATATTTCAAATAGCGCAACATATGAAGATAGAGCATTTAGATTGGGAGAATTGAATCCTAAATTCCCTTCAAGCTATTATGCTAGACAATATCTTGAACAAGCAAGAAATTTTAAAGAAATAAGAGTTCTAGGTCTTGAAGGTTATTCTGATAATGTTGGGTTTGCAATAGCTTTGGATGTACCGGGAAGTAGCCCTGCTGTTCCGGGTGTTTCTGCATTACAATTAGGAACACAATCTTTAAGGTGCGTTTTAAAGAAAAGAAAAGTAACTGTAACAGGTAGAGCAGAAATTACATCTGTAGCTGTTGAAGCAGTTACATATACTGACCCTGTTTCAAATGTATCAGTAACAGCTGCTAATGATTATTTATTCGGTTTAAGAATAAATTATGCAGATAGTACTAATGAATTAATTATTACATCATTAAGACCAGAAAGCAACGATTATATCGTAAAGAAATTTGGTAAAGACCCTTTAGATAGTCCTTTAATTAGAAATAATATAGCTTCTTTATGGGTAGATTTTGTTGTTCCTTCTGTAAAATGGAGGCCAACATTAACTTCTCCTTTGGGATATTATTTACCGGGAAGTACAGTTGCACAAAGTACATTGCCTATTATGGTAGGAAATATTGCTTTTGGAACAAATATTACATTGCAAAGTGAAGCAATCTCAAATGTAACATCAAATTCAACTAGTGTTACTGTAGAATTAGCAACTGATGTTACTGCATGGTTAGCAAATAATGACTATGTTCAAATTACTAACGTAAGTGGTACTGGTAATATTACTGCTGTTAATAATGTTTGGAAAGTATCTAATGTTACATTAGTAGCTGGTAAAACACAATTTAATTTAATTGACAAAAATACTAATACTCCTTTAGTAATTCAAGGCCCTATTACATTTAGTAATGTTAATAACCCTGTAGCTGCTGAATATGCTAATCCTACATGGGAAGTTGAAGTATTAGACTTTTCTGAATTAGCTTACCAAACTCCTATTACTCCGTGGGTAGTTTCTGATGGTGATGTTAATGGTGATTTCAAAAGATTGTTTAGATTTTGGTCTATTTCTGATGGTAAATCAGCAAATACTGAAATTAAAATTGAAATTAAAAATATAGACCCAACTGGTAATAATGGTAAAGGTTCTTTTGATGTAGTTGTAAGAAAATGGGATGATCGTGATGATGCAAATCAAATTAAATTAGAAACTTTTTCTAATTTAAATCTTGACCCTAAAGATGATAACTATATTTTAAGACGTATTGGTAATGGTGAAGATTTTGCTTTAAGAAGCAAATTTATCTTAATTGATATGAATCTTGATGAAGAAATACCTGCAAATTCATTACCGTGGGGTTGTTTTGGTTATCCTAATGTAACTGGAACTAAATTTGATGATATTAAATGGACTTTAGATTATAGTAAAATTCAACCTATTACTAAACAAACTTTAGGTTTAGCGAATAATGCTATTAATATGTATAAAGCTATAGCACCCGATCAATTAGCATTTAAACGTTCAATTGGTACTATTGGTAAAGGATTTCATCTTAATCCAAATAATAATACTGCTTTTGCTACTAGTCAAGCAAATTTATTTGAATTTGCTCCTTCTTCTATCTATCTTGATACTCAAAATAGAGTAGTGGTACCTACTGAAAAAGTAAGAAGAAATAAATTCGTATTAGATTTTTATGGTGGTTTTGATGGCTGGAATGTATATAGTAAAAGAACATGGGGTGATATTACTTCTAAAGACTATGAAGCATTAACTTATGCAGTTGAAATTTTAAAAGATAAAGAAAGTCTTGACACTGATTTTACTGTTTTAGTAACTCCTGATATGTATTTTGATATACATCCTTCTGCTTGTGAATTAGTTTTAGATATGGTAAGAGAAAGGGGGGATGCATTATATATTCCTGATATGAGTTATGACCCAACGGCAGATATTTATAATGCTGTTGATTTAACTAATAATTCAAATATGAAAAGTAATTCTGTTGCTATTTACTTCCCATATTGTCAAATGGAAGATACAATTAATAAAAGCAATATTTGGTTACCACCTTCAATTTTAGCTTTAGGTACAATTACTTATGTTGCAAATAATGAACAGGTATGGCAACCGCCCGGTGGTTCAATAAGAACTGTTACTAATAACTTATTGAGAACTAGAAAAAGGTTGACATTACCAGATAGGGAAGTATTAAAAACTGCTAATATCAATCCAATAACTTACTTCCCTGGAAGTGGTTATGAAATTACTGAAGTTAGAACTACACAAGAGTATTTTTCTGCTTTATCTTTTATTCATAATAGATTATTGTTATGTTATGCTAAGAAAATTCTTAATCAAATTTTAAGGCCATTATTATTCCAATTAAATAGTCAAGTATCAAGGGATGCATTCTTAATGACTGTAAGACCTATATTTGATAGAATTAAAAAATTAAATGGTGTTGAAGAATATGCTGTTGATATAGTTGATCGTCCTGAATTGAATGATAGGACTACATTATATGGTAGAATTACAATAGTTCCATTATTCCCGATTGAAAGAATCGTTATTGACTTCGTATTACAAGATTCTGGCGTTAGTTTTAATGCTTAATAAAATTTAAATAGAAGTGAGTTAAAAATACTCACTTCTATTTTATTGTTAAAATATAAATATAAATGACAAAAGAAGAAAGAAAAATAGCTATTTTAACCCAAAAACTTGAAGAAGCGACTGGTAAAAAAGTTGTTTTAGAAGAAGGTAAAGCAGGTATTATTCAAGAAGTAAATAGAATAGTTAGTTTTGCTCAAATTTTAAAAGAAAGTGTATCAAAAATTCCTAGCAAATATAAACCTGAAGCAGTTATAATTAAATTGCGTGATGCAATTGATAGATTAGAATCTAAATTGGAAGATGAAATGGTTTAATAATTTGCCAAAGAATAATGTAAGTAATTTTTTAAAAAACAAAAATAAATGAAAAAAGAACAAGTTATTTCAATTGTAAGACACGTATTATCTGTAGTGGGTGGTCTTTTATTAGCTTATGGTATTGGACAAGAAGTATTATTTGCTAATTTCTCCGGTGTTGTTTTAGGATTGGTTTCTTTAGTTTGGTCTATTAAAGACAAAACAGCTACAATTAGTCAAACTGCTGGTGTTATCAGACAAGTATTGACTTTTGTTGGTGGTTTCTTGATTTTAAAAGGTCTTTTAACACCTGAAAAATTAGAAGCTACAATTGGTGCCTTAGTTGCATTATTACCTGTTATCTTAGGCCAATTTGATAAAATCCCTTCAACTCCTAGTGAAGAATAAAAACCATAATTAAAAAAATTTTTTGTTAACCCTATAAAGCTAGAAAAAAATTCTAGCTTTTTTTATTTTAAAATAAAACATGTATTCATACATATTTAAAATTAAAATATTAAACAATTAAAACAACTTAAATTTAAGAATAATGGCAGGTAACGCTTTGTTTTCAGGTATTCCTTTAGAATATCCAATTTTAAGGAAGGATATGTGGTCGCTTATTTTTCCTCCTGAAATGGGTATAAGCGAAAGGTTTCAAGTTACTGCATCAAGACCGCAGTTAACTAATTCTGTTAAAATATTAAAATATAAAAATTCGTTCACAAAATATAAAGGCCCTACTCAATTTGAAAACATTAATATTTCATTTAGGGATGTTGTAGGCCCTTCTGTAATGCAAAAATTATGGGCTTGGCAACGTCAGCATTATGACCCAATTACAGGTTGTGGTGGTTATCCTTCAATTTATAAGAAAAATATTACTTTGGTTATGGAAGATGAATGTGGTAATCCAGTTCAAAAATGGATTTATTATGGTTGCTTTATCGCTAGTTTAAACGGTGGTGGCCTTGATATGGAGAATGATGCAGACCCCGCATTAGTTGAATTAACTTTAGCTTATGATTATGCTTCGTTAGAATTTTAATATTTTTAATATTTTTTTAAAATATCAAAGGGCTAAATTTTTTAGCCCTTTTTTCATTTAATATTAATATTTAAAAATATAATGAAACACTAAATATTTTTCTAATGGCACTAGATTTAAAGTATTATAACGAAACAACAATAAGTGCAGCAAAGGGTTTAAATAATAATATTGTTAAAGATTATTATTTCTTAGAAAAATATGAAACATTGAAATTATTAGATTCAAAATTTAAATCTAGAAAAATATACCATAGTAAGGCATTTAATTCATTTATAGTAATTTTTAATACTGATAAGGATGAAGGTGATGTTTTTAATTATTTAGCTAAATTAAAAAAAGGTTATTCAGGTATTCAATTGATACTAGATATTGAATATGATAAAGAACAAGATATATTAAATTATATATTAAAAATAGAATATAAAAATGAAGTTAGTTTGCATTAAAAGCGGTAAGTGTATAAAGGAAGGTTCTGGTTTTATTGAGGTGTTTGAAGGGGATGAAGGTAACATAATTGAAAAACAACGCGCTGGTGATGTGGTAGCATTTATCAATGGAACAAGAGTTTTAATACCAGTAGATCATTTAAATCATGTTGAAAAATCTTTTTTAGCTTCTTTTAAAGTATTAAAGGAAGAATTGGTTGAATCTAAATTGTTAAATAGAAAAATTAAGATTATGACTGAAAAATTAGAAACACTAACTGGTAAAAAAATTGTTTTGGAATAAAAAAAAATAATAAAAAATGTGCAATAATAATAAAAAATGTTCTTGTTCTTGTAAAAAAAATAAATTTAATGAAACTGTTTTATTGCAAGAAGTGATTAATCTTGAAATTTCTTCTTCAAGGAAAATAGAGGCATTAAAACAAGCTAGAGTAGCAAATGAGGCTATACTTTCATTATATGAATTATGTCAAAAATCTGGCGTTAAAAACCCTGATTTTTTATCAATTTTAGATAAAGCATATAGCAATACAAATGCATTATTAACTGTTTTGGTTGTTCAAAATGAAAAGGATGAAAGTGAAGAACAAAAAATTCCTGCAACCGAAAAAACAGAATTTTAATAAATAATAAAAAAATGGCAGAAATAGTAACAATAGATCAACTTAGAAAAATGACAGCTAGGGAAATAGCTGAAAGAATAGCTAAGGATAGTGAATATCACAATCCACCTCCCCCTATGCCTGATCAAGTTCCATTCCCACAAAGAGGAAATATTTGGATTTCTAATGAAGAATATTCAATTTCAGGTATTCCAGTATATAATAGAAGTACTCCACCTCCATTGTCAACTAGTACTACTTCCACAACTACTACTACATCAACAACGACAATAAGGCCAACAACAAGTAGTACAACAACAAGTACATCAACTAGTTCAACTACTAGTACAAGTTCTTCTACTACGACTAGTACAAGTTCTACTACATCTACTACAAGTAGCACAACGACAACAAGTAGTTCTACAACAAGTACTACAAGTAGTTCTACTACTTCTAGCA